ATGCCTCTAAATTGCTCATCACGTATTGTACGTACACCTTACCCGCGTGGCCGTAATGTTCCCCAAGCGCAGCACTGAAGTTATCCTGAGATTCTTTATCCTCTGATTTGGTGAACAGGCGGTCCACCTTTACTTCTAGCATCCTCTGGGCCTCCGCTTTCGGCATGGATTTGGCCGTACCGATACGTTCTATGACGCTTGTGTTGCCCGTTGTAACTGACAACAGCTTCCACGGTTTCCCACGATACCGTTCCGCATTACTACTGCCAGACATACGCCCCCGCTGCCTACCGCCTGTTAGTTGGTACACTAGGTTGCTTAGTTCGGTGCCTTCGCTGTTGGTCAACTCATCCATGTACAAGGGCAGATTGTGGTATATTTCCCCCCGGTGCATCTTAGTGTTGAACGTGTCCTGTTTGTTTATGACTAGCTCCTCAGGGCTACCCCACACCGAAACCGCCGCATTTAGGGCTGTGGTCTTACCCACACCTGAGTCCTTACTGTGTATGTGCAAGGCCGCGCAGTTTATAGGAGACAACTGCATAAGCGCGGAACCGAAAGACGACCCCACTATGAACTGATGTAGCTCAAACCCGTCCCGGTTATAGAAGTTTATAGTTTTCTTCCACTCTTCCATCGTGCCTTTTGGTTCAAATGCCGGGAACAGACTCAAAGTCTGGCTAGACGGAGGGTTAAACTCCACCCTATCTTTGAATATCTCCTGATTACCCAACACGAAAGAGCTGCACTCGGCATCGGTCCAGCCAAACTGTTTATGTGCCTCATCTGCCACAGTAGTAGCCTGTAATTCGTTAACCCACGTTGTCGTATATTGCATTATATCCTCCATTTTGCTTACGGCCACGCCGTACATAGACATATTCTTACGAAATTCTTCACGAGAGTTTACGGCGGTAAGAGGTAGGGTGAACTCACGTACGCCATCTTTAGGTAGATGCAACCGCATAACTACTGCTTCCCCTAACTCAGCGTCCCACAACCGTCGCACAACATATAGATCGTTATGGTATATGGCCTTCTCAGTCACTTCCCCATCAGGAAGTGTGACCCGCGTATAGATACCGCCGTTCGCGCCCCTAAAATATGGTGCTGGGTATGGAGGTATTACGTACGTGTTTACAGGTGAATCAGGGAGGTCAATAGACGGTGCCTCTACGATGTTATCTTCTTCTGTAGCTTCTCGTATTCTACTGCCCAAACTTATGGGGGATTTTACCTTATCTTTGTTTGGGCATTCCCCACATACTCCGGGGTTAAACTCATCGAATGTACCGCATAGATACGGACCTTTTATCAGGTCCATCTTCTTTAGCGTGTCTTCCACATCGTATTCAGGATGCTTCTTAGACAGTACATGAGCAGCCTTTTTATCGTCTTCGCAGAACTTGGCTATAGACAGCCCCGCTCTCCATAAAGGCTCACTTATTTCTTCCTGATTAGCCAGTATATTTTTTATCTGGTTGCACCCTGTACCCGCCTGTATCTTGAGAACTATATCCTTGAATGTGTTTTTCTTGTTGCCCAGCAATGCGTCCATGACAGCGTTACTGCCAGCAGGTACATGCTTAGTAAGCACTGGTATCGCCTCGTCACCCAGATGTTCCGTAAACATATCAATACTTATTGGGTTTACGTCCCCAGAACCAAAACATCCTACCTCCGATGGAGGGTCCGTTTTATAGTTGTGTGTGCCGGGAACACGAAGAACTCGCGCTGCGTCAGCAGTAACCGAGGGGTCTGCTAGTAAATTATACTTAACGCATAACCTCTTTAAACCTTCCGCTATAGGTAACCATTCTTCCACGGTAATAGGTTCTAACAAGAACCAATACGCATGAACCCCCCGTCCAGAGTTAATCAGGGCAGGTTTAGGCAACCCCAATAACTTACAGAAACCCTGTAGCGCAACTACCGCTTCGTTTTGCGTTGGGTAATCTTTGCCGGGGCCACAATCCAAATCCAGAAAGAATGACCTGAGTTGTTTTACGTTAGTTACCTTACGTGACCCAGCTTCTTCAAACGTAGCCAACGCAAAATAAGCATCGAAACCAGAATTATCTAAATCATAAGCCGTCGTCAGAACAGCGTCTATGGAGTCATAGAACTTTTGAACCCTCCGGTCTTCGGAACCGTGGGACGCAAACACACAATAAAAGCCACTATCTCCTAACGCTCTCTGTAAGAAATCTTTTGTTTCCATTGGTACTTACCTGAGAGAAGCCCCGACCACGCGTTAACGCAGCCGGGGTTATGTTAGAAAGATTAACCGTCCCATTCATCCACAATAGCGTCGATCTCAGGGTCTTTTACCTTCGGAGGCGCAGCTTTCTTGGCTACCTTCTTAGGTTCTTTAACTTCCTCCTCAACCTCTACAGGATCAACATCAGGCTCCGTAGCAACTGCAAACGGGTTAGCGCCTTCTGCTTCAAACCCATCAGTAGCCTCAAACGGAGAGGTTGTCTGCATGGGCACATAGTTAGTTACTTGTACGGCGTTCAATCGTAGGGATACTCCGGTACCCACACCTTGAGCGTGGTAAGGTACGAACACCCCCGCGATATTAATAGTGCTGCCCGTAGTAAGTAAGAAATCGTCGTCAAGTTTCGCGTTAGAGGCATCATACTGGGTAGGTTTTCTTGTAGCGTCCTTACCATATGCCCCCTTCAGGGTAGTCTTAAACGTATAGGTTCCATCCTCTTTTTTACCAAAAGGGTTATCAAACTTCTCAGGCCAGTCATCCCCAGCGCGTGCGAGGAACGCAGCTTTCATCTCTATGAATAACTTCTTTGCCTGTACGCTGGTCATACGGAAACTAACTTCGTACTTAGCTCCGTCGTCAAATACCTCACAAGGTACAGAACGCTTTTCTTTGTTGTCGAACCGGTAGGTAGTATTCAAGCGGGGCCACAGAGCCTCTACTTGGTTAACACGGAATTGGATAGCTTTGGGCTTATCAGCCATTTTATTTCTCCTGTTTGTTAGATTTAAAACCGTCTGTAGCTTCAAACGGGGACGTCTTGCTGCTCTCAGGCGGTGTGTAGTCCAATGTGATTGCCTGTAATGTATCAACGTGGCTAATCATACTTGAGACTACACTTAGTTCTTCATCCCTTAGAGAGCGAGTAGGTTTGAAGAATAATTTTGGTGTGTCACTGTTGTCGTCAAAATATATCTTGGTAAGCACCGTAATGGCCCGAGTATCCCGGCCATGTAAAAATTCAGCATAGGCTTTCATTGGCATATGCCCGTCCCTTGCTCCCCCGAACACAGAAGTAGCAGGTAGTTTAATCTGGTATACCTCCTGTAACCTGTCTGCTGGTACAACTGCTATCTGTTGCGCGAACCTGCAAGCCCTACTGCTTCCGTAGCCTGACCCCCGTATATTATGGGAGCAATCCATACATCTGGCTGCTTGGCGTTGTCCTTGTGGTACGTCAGCAGATGGCATTTGTGTATCAGCCGACCAACAAGTAGGTAGTGATAGTTTGTCTGGGTTATATTCCCCCTCGTAGTACGACCTTGATACGAAAGCAGCATTTACTATAACGGCTTCATACTCTCCGTCTATGACGACTGCTTCTTCCGCACCATCGTGCTCACTAAACATCTTATCACGTATGCTTATACGCCTCATAAATCTTCGTCTACTTCACTAGTAGGCGTATCAATAGCGCCTTTATCCGCTGACAATGCGGCAGTTACATCGTCTATAGAAAAACGATACGTGTTGACTACACGCAGGTAGGTGTCTTCGGGTATGTGTTTGTTCCTAACCCACCCACGTATAGTAGACACAGACACATGCAAGTGTCTGGCTAGGTCTTCAATCGGTACATAAGGTCCGCTCATTATTTCTTCCTAACTGATATTATGTATTCACTGTCCACGTTTAGCCCCGGTGGTACACTCTCGGGGTTCTCTTCTAAGAACTGTTTTACGTTCCCTTGGTTAAGGCGTTTCTCCAAAAACTCTGGTACTTCCTGATCGGCTATAAATTTGTACATAGACTCCCAATCGCTAGTCCAGTACCGAGTCTTTACACCCCTGTAAAAGAGTCCTGCTGAAGTCCTTACGCTCTCGACCTCATGCTCTTTGCAATGGTCTAGTAACGCCTTCTTTATAAGGTCTTGCTGCTCCTGCAAGTCCCCATCTTTTTCCTTAAACTCTGCGGATAGTTCATTCCGCTTTGCTTTTATCTTCAGGTAAACTCTAGTCATCTTATCTAGCTGACCACTCATCCTGCACCTCCAAATCTTTGTAGGGACTGCAATCTAGTAGCAAGGGATAAGTTAGTCAAGTAGTTTGTTGTATAAATCTATAATTTGTGTGTGAACGTCTAGCTTGCTATCTAACAATCGGTAAACATGTTTCTCTACAAGAGAACCTTGTAGCTGGACTACAGTACATTTGTGCGTCTGCCCCGCCCGATGTACGCGAGCGTTAGCTTGAGCGTAGGTCTCTAACGAACTGGTTGGACCCCACCAAACCACAGTATTTGCGGCGGTAAGTGTTACACCGTGGGCTGCGGCTGCTGGTTGGATAATAAGGACACGAGGATCGTCCTGTTCTTGGAAGCGTTTAAATATATCCGTACGTTTGCCGACTGGCACATCCCCTTGGATAACTGCGTTGCTGATACCATCGGAATTTAATTTGTCTGCTAGGATACTTATGGCGTGCTTAAAAGGTACGAACACGAGGACTTTCTTGCTCGACTCGTCAATGACTTCACGTAGAACCTTGTACCTATGCTTGATATCAAACTCTATCGTGTCACCTTTATCGGTGTAGATAGCACCACAAGATATTTGCAGGAGTTTGTTCATAGCGACAGCAGCGTTAACTGCGGTAATCTCCTCACCTGCCGCTTGCATAATCATACGGTTCTTGAGTTCTTTGTAGTACTTCTTCTGTTGTCTTGTTAACTCTACCTCCCGTTTGACGTACACCATGTCCGGGAGGTCCATACAATCTTCTTTCGTGAAACGTATCGCAGGTTGCAGTGCGTTAAATACAGTATCCACGGCGCTTTCTTTTGGTATCCATTTGAAATTAGATATTTTGTACATGACCATATCGCGGAACGACCCGAAGAAACGTGGTATTACTGTGGGGTTTATTAGCTTTGCTAGGCCGTAGGCATCCAGCGGGCTTTGTGCGGCGGGAGTACCCGTCATCATCCACAACCATGTGTCTGGCTTCAAAATCTGGTATAAAGTTTTCCATCGAGTAGTCTGGACATTCTTGTAATGTGTAGCTTCATCTACAATTACAAGGTCGAAACCACCCTTAATTATGTCGTCTCGTACAATAGCCACACCATCGTAATTTATAACCACATACTCAGCGCCGCTGTTTATTATCTTGCGGCGTTTGTCTGCAGAACCATAAGCTATATCCACACTCCGGTGCATAGCGAAGCTAAACAAGTCACTACGCCACGCACTATCCATGATCGAGAGCGGGCAGATAATCAACACACGCTTTATAATCCCCTGCTTCATAAGGAAATCCGAGGCCCATATAGCGGATGCGGTCTTGCCCGTCCCCTGTTCGTTAAAACAGAAGGCTTTACGGTTCATAGTCAGGAACGCAGAGGTATCTTTCTGGTGTGCGAAGGGTTTGTGCTGGCCCGGCCAATCGTACTGCCCATGTATGGGCGACGGCACTTTTATGTTTAGGTTCTTTAGGACGTGGGTTTCATCAACACCCCACCTAACCAACACCTTACCGTTAACTTCTTTACTCTTTGGTATAACCGTAGTCACCTGTTGCGGATGACGTAGCTTCAACAGCAACGCCTTGTTCTTTATGATCTCCAAAACTGATCTCCTAGACTTATGTTTTTTTCTTCTTACCGTTGTTTGCACGGTTCTTGCTGGGACTCATTAGTTTGTACCCATCTGCATTAGTGCCGCCGTTACGTAGGGGTTTGTTATGGCTTATGTCTTTCCCTTTCCTGTTAACACCTTTTTTATCCAATTCACGTCTAGCTCTTTGTCGCTCCATACGATTTGCGTGTTCGCCACGTTTCTTCTGTAGCTGGTATTCATGTTTATAGGGGCGAGGGGATTTAGTGTAAGCCATTAGTTTCTCCCATTGTGTGCACACTCGGTGACCGCGCAGTGACGTTTGCATAAGCCACTGGGACGTGGGTTCCACACGTTATTCTCCGCAGCGGCTTCCATCTTCTCATAATTCGTTAGCCACTTATGCCAGAGTATTCGCTCTTCTTCTTTCTTCTTGTAAGTATCTTTTACAAGGTCTTTGGATACTACAAACAGAAGCCCAGCCCGTACCTCTGTAACTTCGGGGAAGTGTTTGAACGTAGCCAAAGCCATCAACTCTAGCTGGCCCTTGTCAGCGTACCTAGCGGACTTACCAGTCTTGTAGTCCACAACCCAAGCTATATCGTTATCTAGTATAATAAGGTCTGCTATGCCCCTGAACCACACGTCTTCGTCGAAGAACCCGCAAGGTTCTAGGTCTTTAGTAAGCCCTAACTTGTACTCACATAACTTCTTACCCTGCTTCGCCTGTAAGCTATCCAACGCTTTAACAGCATAATCAAACCTCTTAGGCATGGGGGTACCACTTTTGATGTATTCCTCTGCCGCCGAATGGAAATGCGTGCCATACAACATGGCCTCAGACTCTCGAACCGGATACTGCTTTAGTATCTTCTCGTGGTAAAACTGCTTCGGGCATTGCTCAAAGGCTTTGATCTTACTGAAAGACCACGGGGCTATAGTCATTTTATTCTCCGCAGCGGCTTCTCGCAGTCTCCAGTACGCTCGTGCTTTGCATACTCCGTACCAAACAGAGCATTGAGGCCCGGAAGAAGTTCTCTAAGTAAATCCTCCCGAAGTAATCTCCCTGTCGGTTCGTGGGCAACTATTTTATATATCCGTGAGGGGTGTAAATTATACTTACACGCTAAAGAAAGAACACATTTCCGTCTACTAGCCCTATCCACAATCTCCGCTTCCGGTCTTCGATCATCGTAGTACCAAAACTCCCGCCTTATCTTCTCGTTCCTATCCGGGTGATGTTCACGAAACTCTTGATACCGTGCCTTTGTCATTCACAATCTCCATAAGACTTACCTACACCTGACTCACAATCGATTGGCAGGCCATCTGCCCAATCAGGTATCTTACGCATACAAGTTTCTACGTGGCTCTGCGCCTCTGCCACCTCATCGTCCGGTACACAAGCCACAATCGAGTCATGGACAGTCAGTACGACCTTATACCGCTTAGATACTTCCAACAACTGGTATCCGATAATACACCTCGCTAATGCTTGGCATACGTTCTCTATAACTTTGCCTCCGTAAATACGGGTGCGGCCTCGCCGTGTTTTGTAGGTATACTCTATACCCATAGCACCCTCCTCACCCTTGAGGTCTTCGTACCGGAGCAGTAAGCCAGACGGCAGCTCAATTGCTGTCTTATCTAGGTTAACTGTTAACAAGTTATTACACCCGAACGACAGCGCGTCCCCTCGTGAAAGGTACACCAACGTATTCTGGGCAGCCTTCCACAGGTTATAGATATCTTGGTTAGCCTCCCGGTAAACCTTTACAACCCGCGCTGCCTCTGACTCGCTTATCTCGGTCCCGAAGTTCTTTAGCTGCTCCCTAAACCTAACTGCTCCCATCCCATAGCCAGCGCCAAGAATGGTGGTCTTACCAACGAAACGTTGCTCGGGTGTTATGTCTTCTTCAGCAACCCCATAAATGCGGGACGCCATCTCAACATACACGTCCTCGTTGTTAGCAAAAGCATCGACGAGGTTCTGTTGCCCCGCCAACCATGCAAGCACCCGCGCTTCGATTTGTGCCGAGTCAGCCTCTATGAGGGTATGCCCTTCAGGGGCTAAGATGCTGCGCTTTAACGTCTTACCCCCGGCCCCCCTACTAGGTAGGTTCTGGAGGTTAATCTTATCGTCACCACCCCATCTACCGGTGTGCGCGGCGTAATACTTGACCGGCACGGGCAGCAAACCACGCTTCGATATGTCTATAAACCGCTGCGTACGTGTCTCTTCGAGAGTACTCTTATTGCCTAGCCTAGCGGCTACTAACGATTGCACTTGTGGGTTATCGTGGTTTAACAGAACTTTAAATTCTTCGTCGGTCTTGGCGAAAGCAAAGGTACGTTTGCCTGTATTAGGGCTTATCTTCATTGGGGGTTCTACCCCTAGACCTTCTAGTAGGGCAGCAAATTTGACGTTGCTCATAAGGTCTTTCTTATCAGCCCCGGCCTTTTCTAGTAATTTGTCCTTGTGGTCACGTGTTTCTATAAGGTGTTGTTCTAATAAACCTAGATCTAAATCTAAGGTAGGCTCTACAAACATACGTAGGCTAAGGTCTATTAGTTTAAGTTCTTCTGTCGGTATTCTTGATGAGAATGCTTTAAATAAATCGTACGTGAGATTGACATCGTTTATGCAGTAATCACCGTACCTAGAAAGTTCTTTGGGTGTGAAGTCGGTTCTACGCTTCCCCAACGCATCTAAGACTTCGGTGCCTTTAACGCCGACATCATACCTTTCAGCCAACGCACGGAGACTTCCACTAACCTCCACCCCGTCCACAGCACGGGCGATACACAAAGTATCGGTATAAACGCGAGGAGTAATAGCAAACAACCAATGAGCAATAGCCCCATCAAACATAGTGTTATGAGCAAGAAACATAGCCTCACTCCAATTGAATGTTTGTAAGAAATCCCCGATCTGTGCCTTCGTGCCACTAGCCCACTCCGTTGTGCCGTTGTTAACCTTGACCCCCACCCCAATTACTTGGAAGCGAGGGTCTCGGATATATTCCTCTGTAGTAATCTTAGACAACGAGAAATCCTTATCGTAATAAGTCTCGAAATCTACTGTTATCAGGTCCACATCAACCTCCCTCTTTTGCCAATTTATTTAGGTACTCCCACCAATTCTCTTCCTCTTCGGCGGCCAACTCGCCACCACAGGCCAAATACCCACAGGCGTCTACCCAATTATCCAAGTTCCCAGCGCCGCTTTTCAGGCGAGCGATCTTTAGTAGCGCCATCATCGCTGCTACATCTATTGGAGTAACTTCTGTGCAAAGGTGTTCAGACCAGTAAACAGCAATGGTGTTGAAGTTATCCTCCATATCACCGTGTTCTGTCGCCCTATCTTGGGTTACGTATTTCTCGGCGGTACGTAGTATTTCTGCTCTTTTTAGTAGTGTGTCCAACGGCGGATCAAACGGTAATTCTAATTGTTCAGTCATGTTATTCTTTCTCCTTCACAGGTAGCAGCCAATCGTATTTGTCCGTGACTACCTTACATTTGGAACAGGCTAGCGCTGACCAACTAAAATTATATACGTGCGTTACGCCGCCGCATGTGGGGCAGTGAATATCTTTCCCCGCCCACCCCGAATGTGTCCATTTTGGTACACGTATAAACTTCTTTGTGTCTGTAACATAATCATTGTCTGTTTCACGATACGCGTACTGGCCTTCATTAAATAACCAATCAAGAAATTTCATATCTTTTCTCCTGTTGCACCTAGCCGTATGTGGCTTGGGTAAGTAGTTTCTAAGCACTAAAAAATGACCTTTGTATCCTTTCGATACGTTTCAATCTAATAGTAGCGTCTCTCCTTTCGGCTTCAGTCCTGTGTGAGGTATCGTGCGCTTCGCCCGTGTTGCCCGTGCAACCAGCCTCGCCCATCTTCAGGCCGCCGGAAATTTTAATCTGTCGCCGAAGTTCCGCCGCCCCCGCTCGGGCTTCGTCAAATATCGTCATTCAACTTCGCCTGTTAATACCGAAATTTATCCATTTTTTTACACTGGTCACATATAAAGATATTACGCTCTAGTAGTATTTCTTTCCGGCAACTTAGGCACTTGCGTAGCCAATGCGTCTTGGGGTCAAACCCGTGAGCACGTTGGCGGTAGGGTCCGTGTAGAAGTTTCGACACTTGATCCATGTTCTCTTCGTTTATGACTACCTGAAACCCACCAGCTTTTTCTATATCTCGTAAGTTCTTCTCCTGTAATGCTGTAGGTATGTTCTTGCCCGCCTTACATTCGATACCAAAAAATAAACCTTCCCAACATCCTACGATATCCGGCACGCCACTCTTGCCGTAGCCACCTGTGGCAGGGAAAAAGTAATAGGCCCCTAGTTCCTTGAGTTGTTTAACAACAACCTTCTTAACTTTAGCTTCTGGCGTCATAACCATTTTTTACTCTCTTTTCATAAGTTCTAGCTCGTATCCCAACGCGTGAGCCACCCGCTCTACCTTATCTACTCCGCTCGTGTATTTCCCCGACTCCATCCTACGTAAGGTGTTTCGGTGTAGTCCTGATAGTTCAGCTAGTTGTCGCTTGGTCATATTTTGTTCTCTTCGTATGTCTCGTAACACAATCCCGATATGCACTATGATGCCCTAAACTGGTAAAAACTGGTTTCGACCAGAGAGCCGTAGCCCTCTGGTCTATGTTATGCGACGGCATAACATTAGTTAGGTTTAACTACCCAATACGTAGTTTCATCAATACGTCTTCCTACATCTTCCACAATCTCGGTGACCGGCCTCCAATCCGTCATCATCAGTACAGCTAACCTTTCTTGAAGCCATAGTGGTAGCTCATCTGCAGAACAATACATACCTTCCGCTTCTGCGTCAACCCTATCTATACCAATACATGATACTTCAATGTTGTTTGTGTCACTATGTACTTGGACACGGTATAACTTGTCATCGGGTGTGTTACCTAACAACATAGTACACCGTAGGCGCAGCCTTATACCCGATACCATCAACCCATTGACCTATCTCGCACATCTGGAGCATAGCCAACTTACCCACAATATCGGGGTGGTTAGCCTGTAAAGTCTCCTCAACGAAAACGCCTTTCTCCTGCCACTCGGAACGCCACCTATCTACTTCCTCCGTATACGCTACAGAGAACCTAACCCCCGTAGGTGCCTCCTCGACTACAACCAACCACATACACTGAGTCGTATCTCTCGTTTGTTGGTCTTTCTCTTTAGTTATAGCCAAGAGTTTGTGCACCTCCTCCTCAAGGCTCTTATCTACGAAGGTGTACCCTGAATTGACAATCGCCTTTAGCTCGTTAAGTAGCGGGTTGTTTTCCTCTGGACTTGTTCTGCGTTGATAATCAGTAACCTTTGACCATGCGTGTTGCACCTGTTTGCTAGTGTCATTGCTTGTGGCGGACCATTTATCGCGTAGGTCTGTGTCATGCACCGTCGCTATTTCTGTTGGGGACATATCCCGTAGGTATTTCTTAACATTACGTATGGCTACCTCTACATTCTTGCTCGCCTTGTGGTGGTGCTTACCGTGATTGTAAGTCGAGTATCTAGCGTTCGCTATGTTCCGCGAGATAACTTCATACTTAGGTCCATCACCAGCATTTTTGTACGATACCAACCCCATACTAAAAGGTTTGTAGGGGTGGTACACAACCACCGTAGAGTACGAGTCTCTCCCAGACCCAAGGGTCATAGAAAATTCGCAAGAGGGGTATATATTTTTTACCTCCTTGAGAAACCCCTGAAATTGTGGGGCTAGGCCAGCGTTACTGATATCTGGTATGGGGGTAAGGTTTTCTGTGTAAAATGTACCTGCCGCTTCGTGAAGGTTTGATAGTCTCTCTAATCTGTCTGCCATTTTATTTCTCCTGTTTACTTGTTTGGATGTTATGCCGTGGCATAACATTTGTTTTGTTTATCTCTCCTTGCGAAGAGCAGCGTTCGCATTGCCGGATAACGGGTTGGCGTAAAACTTGGAGTCGTTCAACCCAGTAGCCATTACCGTTACATTTTGGGCAAATCATAATATCTCCTCCGATAAATTTTAGGGTTTATAGAAAACATGCTGCCCGATCTGGACAGTCATTCGTAGTGTGTATCTCCATTTCGGGGATACTTCGGTGGTGTGGTAGTGGGTGGCACCCTCCGACACGTCAACACGAGAGGCACTGGTATCCCTGACAGCGGTGGCTATTCGCACGGCGGCTCGCCATGCGTTATAATCCTGTATGGTTTCCGGCTTGCCATCGCACCAGAACGAGAATTGGCAGCGGTGCTTTACCGGGTGCCCCGAATCGTATGTAGCCCCTTGCTGTATAACTTCGCACACTGTGTCGGGGTAATGTCTGCTTGCGACACGGTTGGATATCACATGTGCTACGGCTAGCTGCCCCGCTATAGGCTCAGATCTAGCCTCGAAGTAGATAGCCACAGCCATACAAGTTATAGCGGAGATCATACCAAGTCCCCCGACTTCACGTGCACGGCTGTGCCCACATCGGGCTTGGCGTTCTTGTTGTCGATGATAACCCACAGCACCGGGCAATCCCATTGACCCCATGAACCACCGAGGTATCCATCGGTAATAATAATCGCGGCCTGTGCCTTGATGCTGTGCTTGGTCATATGCGCGGGTACACACTCAACATTAGTGCCACCGCCACCCTTGGGCTTGGTAGACTTAATGAAGTCGTCAAGCTCGTGCTGCTCATACTTCTCGTCAGAACATACTTTCGTATCCCAATACAGCATCCGCACCCAATTCGGTGTAACTGTGTCGAACATCTGCTTGGCCTCGGTGAGGATAACAGATTGCTCGGCTTGGCCTATAGAGCTAGACATATCGCCAGCGACCACAACACCCTCGACACTCTCGGATATACCGCTCGGCATATATATTCCAGCGGATACGAACCTCCTGTTGGGACGTTTCCATGTAGAGTAGTCATTACCTGAGCACGTCGTGGATATAAACTCACGCATCACTTCGCGCCAATCCACTTGAGGCTGTAGTAATTCGGTTAGCTCACGATCAACCCCCGTGCCTAACTTGCCAGCGATCAACGCACCCTGTCGTATTGCCTCGTCGATATCACGGGCAAGTCCACGTTGTTCCTCACCGCTGAGTTCCTGTGCACCCTCCCAATCATGCTCGTCGAAGCCACCACCACGACCTTGACCACCATCTTCGTCCTGTTCTTGCTTGAGTAAGTTGTAGACCTCGGCGCTGTCCATACCCGCAAACGTGTCGGACCTTAGCCCAAGCTCGGGCATCGTCGCGAACCCGTCCCTGTTATCATCGGATATCTTGAGGTTGATAACGTAGTCACATGCTTGGTTTGCAAGGTCAGGGTCTTGCTTGTATAGATGTTCCCACGTGGTGAGGTGTCGGTAGAGCTTGTGATAGTTCTCATGCAGTATGAGAAACCGTAGCTCCGGGTCAGATAAATCCTCGACAAACGCCCTGCCATACATCTCATCACGACCATTAGTGCACGCTGTGGGTATGTCGTCGCGTACCGTACGCTCCCCGATCATAAGTATACCAGCCAGCGCAACGTATTTGGGGTTGCCCATGATATCAACAACGGCCTTGGATACCCGCTGTTCTACTGTAAGTTGTTTACCTAATGTTAACATTGTCATTCTCCTGTTTGTTATGCCGTGGCATAACTATTTCCAGTTCAGGTCACCAAATGCGTCGAGGTTGAACCAGTCGCCGCTGTCCGTAAGTTCAGCGAAACTCCCCGCATCGTCGGTTGTGATGCAGTAGTGGTTCTTCGTCTCGTCCAACCAGACCTCTTTTGTTGAGCCTAGCTTACCCAGTAGGTTGGTAAATTTCTCGGCGCGTTCGTGGTTGACTGCCTTGTCGTCGTCTCGTTCGATTTCGATCCATACTTTATTCATCTTGTTCCCTTTCATTTCTGACAAAACATCTACTTTTGTCAGATTCGGGTGAGGTAGTACCTCACCCGAAAACATGTTATGCCGTGGCATAACTATTTCTTATCCGCTGCGAACATGTAGTTGTTTGCCATAGCCCACTCGGTAAACTTCCGGTTGGTCATCACCACAGACTGCTTGGAATACTTGGGCGCACGTACCCCGTTGGCGAACATACCCTGCGCTTCCTTGTCGAGGCGCGGCATGTAGTCCATCCATGCGTCCACCCAAGTCTTATCCAAACCTGCTAACGTGCGGTACACCACCATGCACACAGCCGACGCGCTATCAGGCACCTTGGCGTTCTGCGGGTCTTGCTTGATACTTTCGAGTGACGGGAGTTGATCCGCCAGCTTGACGAAGGCCATCAAATCCATCGATGCCCTGTCCCCAATCGTACCCATGAGCATACCTGTCAGGGTCTGGTCATCTATCAGGTCTTGTATTTTGAGGATGTCCGACGCTGCTTCCAACGATCTGTTCGTGACGAACGCGGCTCGTCCCACTGCTCGCGGGTGGAATATCCACGGGTTTTCTTCTGGGTCTTTGACATCCTCAAAGCTCGCAAAGAGCTGCGGGTTATCTTTACACCAGCCAAGTACACGCGCGTCGATCCCATTGTTAATCCCCCATTCAATAAATTCCATGTTGTCAGATTTCCGCATAGTGATAACGGTTATGCGGTTGCGTGCGTGCGCTGGGAGTATGTCACCAACCCCCTCGGCACCTAAGTTAGTGGTAGCAAATATGATGCTGTCAGGGTGTAACTCGTAAGACCCTATCTTGCGTTCGAGCATGAGGCGTAGCATCGCCAGCTTAACAGCCGGGTTGGCCTTGCCATACTCGTCCACCATTAGAACAATCGGTGTATCGAGATGAGCGCCAAGCTCTTCGTTGGTCAGGTAGGTAACGTAGCCTGTGCCATCATCCATCTTGGCGATGTTCGGTATCGTAATGTCACCAAGGTCTTTGGTGGTGCAGTCGAAATACACCGGGGTATGTGTGGGTAACTCTGCTGCTAACATCTTTAACAACGATGATTTACCCGATCCCATGTGGCCTTGAACAAGCACGGTGCGCTTGCTGCCAATGGCTTTGATAGCCTCGGCGGTCTGGTCTATTGATAGTGCGTACATTGATTGTGCGTTTAACATCTTCATTCTCCTGTTAAGTTATGCCGTGGCATAACAAGTTATCGTGTTATTACTTACGTCCCTTTGGTGGGAGACTTTGTGCCGGTAATTTACCACCGACCTGTTGTCGGGGTGTATGGGACGAACAGGCACTCACCTGTCACCCAA